GAAATGTACCAAACGATGATTTACAAGGAGAAAAAGCTGAACAAATAGATAATGAACTTAGAGCAAGATTATCAAGTGGTGGTACTTTGGAATCAAATTTAGATGATATTCTTAGAGCAGAAACTCAAAAAAACTTATTAGGTAGAACTCGTTTTTTTAAAGAGGCGGATTTACTTGTTGGTGAATTAATTAAGAAAGCAAAAGATGATAGAAATGATAAGGAATTACAAAAATCTTTAGTACAATTAAGACGAGAACTTGATGAAGAGCGAAGAAAGTGTTGTACTGATTGTTAATCCGAACCATAAAACTAAGTAAGATATATTTATATTAAGATAAAAGAAAAATTTTAGAAACAATGAATAACAAACAATTAATCAAAGTAGTAAAAGCGTTAGTGGAGGTTGAGGTTGCTAAGAAACATGAAAAGTTTCTTACAGAACAATTTCCAGCAATACTTGCTGAAGCGGTTAAGGGAACACAAAAATCTTCTAATAAAACTACAACAAATGTTGTTAGTGAAGAAGTAGACCCATTTAAAATGGCAGAACAAGTATTACAAACCGAAAGGTCAGAAGAACCTAAAAGAGTTTTATCTAAGAACCCAGCATTAAACGAGGTTCTAAATAATACAAAACCATTTTCTGCAGAACAAAGAAAAGGTACACCAACTACTAAATCAGTATTGGATAACTTTCAAAAAGAATCTGTAAATGAAAATGTAGATAAAACAGTAACATTTGACCAACAAGGAGCAGGAGCTGGATTAGGTGGTTTACGAGCAAACATGGCTGCACAAATGGGATATGGTGATATGCCAGGTGCAGGAGGAGCTAAACAAGGAGGATTGGGTGTACAGACTGGATTACCTGGTTTGGATAGAATACTAAACAGAGATAATTCTGCATTAGTTAAAAAATTTAAAAAGTAAGGAGTGAGTAGTGGCATACGTTCTACCAAAAAGAATAATTAAAGATACTGAGCCGGAATTCGATAACTATGCATATGGTTTTGAATTTCCGACTAATAGTGGTACTTTATTTAAACCAACGTATTCATCATTTGAGGCTGCTAAATCTAATTTAAGAAATCTTCTTCTTACTGCAAAAGGAGAAAGAATAATGCAACCAGACTTTGGTACTGGTCTACATGAACTTTTGTTCGAACAGATGGACGATGTTGAGTTTGAAGTAAAAATACAAAAGGTAATAACTGAAAGTGTAAACTTTTGGTTACCTTATATAAACATAGATGAAATTAATATTGAACTCACAAATGAAATGCGAGATAGAAATCAAGTGGGTATGGATATTAAATTTTCTATCGGAGATAATATACAGACGGATAATGTAACATTCGTAGTACAAGGGTAATTGATATGGCACTAAATACATCAAATAAAAGTAACAAGGGAAGAGATATAAAATATCTTAATAAAGATTTTGGCCAATTTAGAGAAAATCTAATTGAATATGCTAAAACATATTTCCCTACAACATATTCTGATTTTAATGAATCATCTCCAGGAATGATGTTCATAGAAATGGCATCTTATTTGGGAGATGTTCTTGGGTATTACATCGATGATACATTAAAAGAATCAATGTTACACTCTGCTGAAGATAGAGATAATGTAATGAACTTAGCATACTTTTTAGGATATAAACCAAAAGTAACCTCAGCAGCACTAACCACAATATCTGTTTATCAACTTGTTCCAAGTAAAAGAAAAGCAAGTGGAGATTTGTATGATGGTGATAATAGATTTGAATTAGACCCTGGATATTTAGTTCGAATTAAAGAAGGATTAGAACTTACAGCAAGTACTGGTACTGTTTTCAGAACAACAGACCTTGTTGATTTTAATGATACAACTGATAGAGAGATAAGTGTTTATCAAAGAAACGCATTACAAGAACCTACGTTTTACTTAATAAGAAAATTTGTACCTGCAATATCTGCAGAAGTAAAAACAATTACTAAGACTTTTAACAGTCCTAAAGAGTTTGATACAATTAATTTTTCAGATACTAATATAATTCAAATTTATGATGTAAGAGATTCAAATGGAAACAAGTGGTATGAAGTTCCTTATCTTGCACAAGAACTTGTTTATACTGATTACGTTAACTCAGACCAATTTGATAAAGATTTAGCACAATTTAAAGATTCAGTATCACAGATTTTAAAGGTAACTAAGACATCAAGAAGATTTACAACAAAAGTAAATGAAGATAATACTATGAGTATTGTATTTGGTGGAGGAAATTCTACATCATCTGATGAAACTCTTTTACCAAACTTTAAAAATGTAGGGTTGGGATTAAATAATTCAATCGATAGATTAAGTGCATCATTCGACCCTGCAAACTTTTTGAAAACAAAATCATATGGACAAGCACCAAGTAATACAACTATTACTGTAAAATATTTAGTTGGTGGTGGTGTTGAATCAAATGTATCCAAAGGTGAAATTAAAAGAATTACAAAAATAGAATTTGATGAAGATTTAAGTTTGTTTGATGATGATGAACTACAAATGTATGGAACTGTTAAAAACTCGATTGCTGCAGAAAATGAAATTCCAGCAAGTGGAGGTAGGGGTTCAGAAACTATTGAAGAAATAAGACAAAATGCACTTGCATTTTTTGGTTCTCAAAATAGAGCAGTAACAAGAAAAGATTATCAAGTAAGAGCATTAGCACTACCTGCTAAGTATGGTGGGGTTGCTAAAGCATATGTTGCACCAGATGGGGAGTTAGATAACAATTCACCATCTTCAATATTAAACACACCTAATACTTTAGATGAATTTACAGGATTAGTTCAACAATTAAGTAGTGATAAAAAATCAGAAACAGAAATAAAAACAGAATTACAAAGATTTTTAATTGGTAAAGTTGGAAGTAATGAAAAAAATAATCCTTTTGCAATTAATTTATATACACTTGGATATAATTCAAGTAAAAACTTAACACTTCTTAACAAGGCAGTGAAGGAAAATATAAAAACATATTTATCAGAATATAGAATGTTAACAGATGGTGTTAATCTATTAAATGGTTTTATAATTAATATTGGTGTTGATTTTGAAATAATGGTTTATAACTCATATAACAAAAGAGAAGTAATGTTACAATGTATCACAGAAATTGAAAATTATTTTAATATAGATAATTGGGCATTTAACCAGGCAATTAATTTATCTGAACTTGAACTGATAATAGCAGGAGTTGAAGGAGTACAATCAGTTCCAAAATGTGAGATAGTAAATAAATGTGGAGGCACATATTCTAAACACAAATACAATATTAAAAATGCTACAAAAGGAAAAATGGTTTTTCCATCATTAGACCCTTCAGTATTTGAATTAAAATATCCTGGTAAGGATATAAAGGGGAGGGTTGTATAATGTATTATTTCGTAACAGCATCAAAAGATGCAACAATTTATTTACAACAACCTAGTCAAAATACTGGTTTAGATGAAATATTAGAAATTTCTAAAACTTACTATGGAAGTTTAAAAGATATAGCACATTCGCTCATAAAATTTGAAACAACTCCACTTTCACAATCTATTGTAAGTGGTGATATAACAATGAGTTCAGCAGATATGATTCTTAGAGAATGTGAATCATCTGAAATTCCAATTGATTATACAATTTATGCATATGCAGTAACCCAATCATGGGAAATGGGTATTGGTACTCGTTTCGATGATATTACAACCGATGGTGTTAGTTGGGATAAAGTAAGAACTGGTGTTAATTGGTTATCGCTTGAAGAACACTCTTCCGATACAACTGGTTCATTTAATGGTAAGGGAGGAACTTGGTTTACTGGTTCATTCTCAACACAATCATTTTCATACGAAACATCTGATATTCAAATGGATGTTAAAACAACTTTAGATAGTTGGATAAGTGGTTCTTTACCAAATGAAGGATTTATTTTAAAATATAGTTCATCACTAGAAAGTGATGTAAATGATTACGGACAATTAAAATTCTTTTCAAAAGAAACAAACACTATTTACCAACCTAAGTTAAGAATTGGTTGGGATGATTCTTCATTCTCTACTGGCTCTTTAACAGAACTTACCGCTGATGATATTCATGTAACGTTTAAAAGATTAAAGACCAGATACAAGCGTGGAAGTAAACCTCAAATCAGAGTTTTCGGAAGAGAAAAATATCCTCTTAAAACATATACTAATGAATACTCATATACAGATTTATATTTTTTACCATCAACTACTTATTATCAGATAAAAGATATATTAACTGATGAGATAATAATACCATTTGATGATGATTATACAAAAGTTTCGTGTGATGCAAATGGTAACTATTTTAAATTAGATTTAACCAATTGGGAATATAATAGAGACTACTATATTCAGATTAAAACTAATAGAGATGGTGTTATAGAATATTTTGAAGATAAGGATTTAACTTTTACGATAGAGAAATAAAATGGCGTTAGATAATAAATTTAGAGTTTCAGAATTGGTACAGAGTGGTTCACGTGCAATCATCTCTGAGGACCCTGTTTCTAAAACTCATACATTTATTGATGGTTCTACTACCATAGTTTCTCAATCTGTTTCTGAACCATATGAACACATAGAGGGTGAACGAGATGGTGAATTAACAAACTTTATTGAAAAGCCAAAGTATGATGAAGAACAATTAAAGAAAGCAGTTGATACAGAGATTGATGAATTAATACTTCCTCCTCCAAGACCAACTCCTGAAGTTGTTCCCAAAGAAATATATGATGATTTACTAGAAAGATATAATCAAGCTGTAGCAGATTTAGCAGAAGCAAATGCAGAAATAGCAAGATTAAATGCTGAGATAAACAGATTAAATGGTGAAATACAATCATTACTTTCTCAATTAGATGCTGCACAGGTAGGTAGAACAATTGCTGAAAATCAACTACAACAACAAGCTAGTTCATTTGGTGATTTAAGTGCTAAATTTTCACAAGCTATTATTAAAGCAACAAGAGAGGCATCAGCAAGAGTATCTCTTCAAGCACAAGTTGCAGGTTTAGATGCTCAGAAAGAAACACTTAGAGAACAAATACTTGGATTGAGACAGATTGTTGCATCACTACAAGGACAGGTAGAATCTCAATTAGCAATATTAGATGCACAGATTTCATCTGCAGAGGCAGCTCAACAAGCAGCACAAGACATGATATCAGGTAATCAAGCAACAAGTACTGCAGTAGCAAGTGGATTTGAAGATATGGGTGATGGTGATATATTCGTTAAATTTAAAGATGGAAAAGAGGCTTCTGGTAATCTTAAAGTTGTAATTGCTACTAAAGTAAAAAGTTATAGTGGACCTGGTAAATGGTATGGTGGTGAAACCCTTGAAATACAAAATTTAAAAGATGATGATGTAACTGTAAATAGTGTTAGTGTAAGAGTAACTTCACAACAAGGAGGTTCATGGAGAGGTACTAAGAATTGGTTTAAACCAGCAGCTCAACCAAATGTAGCTAGAGGTAATAAAGGTTCTGTAACTTTTGTAGCAGAAAAATGGATTCACGGACAAAATAGTGGACC